ATCTAATAGTCATTTATTTTAAATTCTATAACATGAAATACTAGAAGCAATACTTTAAGGATGTACAAAAGTGACTGCCAATATAGGAGGCACGCTAATAAAACTACCAAAATTACCATCATCTGAGATACTTCTATAAATAGCTGTATCTACAGTAGCAGAAGGCAATGAAGATCTAGTCACAAAAACTCTAGGAGCTAAAGAGGTTCCTTGAGCCACATATTGCGTATTCAAATTATTATAACAATCACTGTTTAATCTACTATGAAAACGATGATATTGAGGAACTTGAATTTCACCTGAATAACCTGCTCTATAAAATAAAGTAGGCATATTATTACGATCCGTAGCATTAGCAGATCCACCGGAATTAGCTGCTGCCCATTGAACACCATTAGTACGCAAAGTAGCACTAGTAGGTGTACGACTATCAAACCACACAGACAAGGGAGTAGGAATTGTAACAGCTGCATTATCTACAAACTTCAATCTAACTCCACCCCTTGAATAAACATAACAAGAGGCCAAACGAGCATAAAGATCGGAAGAAATAGCAGGTGCAGTATTAACAGCACCAGAAACATTACCAGTATTAAATGCATATGGAATAACATTTAAATAAGCTGCAGCAGTGGGAGCAACAACAAAGACTAATTGATGTGGTAATTTCAAAAGAGCTCTAAAAGAAGAGATCTTTTCACCAATACAATGCAAAGCATTAAGCGAATTATCAGCTTGAACTAATGCTGATCCAATAGTTGTGTTTAAATTTGAACAAACAGTTGAACCTTGATCTACGGAACCAAATACATTACCCGATTGAGGAACAATACCAGAATAATAATTCTGTAAACATTGCTGTGGTACAGCAAACTCAATATCAGGACCAGATGATTTCTCAACTATAATTTGAACCGTTTGAGACACAGTAGCAGGAGCTACTAAAGGATCAAGAACTCTAATTGAAAATACTCCTGTTGAAGATTCACTAGAATTAGAACACAACTTATAAGGAGAATCAGAAATAAAGGGGACAACGAAAGTAAATTCATTGGCTTCTCTGATATCTATAATTTGTCTATGAATATAAGGGGAATCACCTAAAGTAGGTGTAGTACTACCCACTATATTAGGATTATTAGGATTAAAAGTCACAGATAATCTACCACTGTGAAATTCAGTCTTAACAAATTTAAATTTATAAACAATAGAACCTCTCCAATAATTAAAATGTTGAGCAATTAATTGCAAGGGTGAAAAATGATTAAAAGTTGCTGTATTTACTATAGTAGTAAAAATATCAGTTGCAGGAGAAACAGTCCTTAACAACAACAGAGTATCAGCCGGATGTGTAGCAGCAATAGTCCAAGTAACAGTGGTATTCCAAACAGGAATAGTACTTAGAAATTGAAAACTCATCTCATCAACATCAGTGCCTGAAAATCCATTAGCAATACCTACACTATTTTCATAAGAAAGAGATAAAGGAAAAGATTCGTCAGGTCCATCTGTGTTAGCAAAATAAGGAAGATAATTCTGTGTGACCCTAGTAGAAGGGGCTAAAACAACGGGCTTTGACCAGCCAAAAACTTTGGCAGCTGAAGCACCGATGTCAGCAAACCAAGAGACACCAGAAGCATACGAACTTAACAAAGGTATATTAGATAAAATGGATGAAGCATCACGAACTTTAATTAAAGCTGAAGAAATAGGACCTACACCAATAGAATCCTGCTCAACTTCTGTATCACTTTTCCTAGATTTCTTACTAAAATTTAAACGCCCGGATTGAGGAACAGCTGCAGATATTAATTGAATATCTTCAAAATGCATATACAAAGTATAGCCAGCTGTTAAATTACCAGTAGCGGCAGTAAGAGCTACATAAGGGTTGAGGTATAAAATACCCCAACTACCATATGTATTACCAGGTGCAGCAGTAGCAGTAATAGGATACCAATTTAAAGAACTATTAAAAGGTATTCTAATTGTAGCTTCTGTATCACAACAAAGATCCAATTCTACGTGAGGAAGAGTAGTTCTCTGGACTAAAGTAGATTGATGATCATTAGCCCAAGTAGTGGTCCTACCAGCCGTGGCATCAGCTCCTCCAAGAGGAAGATAAGACATGATGTATCTACCTTGCTGAAAACGATTTGCATTAACAACAAGACGAAAAACCATAGTAGCTCTAATACCTAAATAACCATCCAACTTTCGAGCATAAATTTGATTTTGCAAACCTGCAAAAGGCATAAATGCACCTGGAAAAGTTGAAACGGTATCTGTAGTATTCAAAGTACCAGCTAATATTACCACTGGTTTTTGAAGAAACGCCTTAACATCTTGATTAAGAAGATCAGACGAGGAATCATAAACCAATTTATCAATTTGAGTAGGAAGTATTTTCTCTGCAGAAACTACATTCTTATCGGCAACAAATTGAGTGGTCGAACTTTGTTCAGTAAGACCCATGCCTTCTATATCCTGATTAGGATATAGATTTGCACCACCAGATGGTGCAGTACTACCTTGGGAAACGGTGGTAGCTCCGTTATTATTTTGATTAGAAGCAAGTGTAAAATTTAAGTATCCAGGCACACTCAAGCCCAGTAACCGTACCAAAGTTCTCTGACTTTATGAAGAACGTTCACGTTGCGTCTGAATAGTAAATCTTAATAGATAACAACTTCAAGTATCTTAAGCCTTAGCGATTTTTAGAATTTGGATTTTATTATCGCATGGGTATCCAGAAGATACAGTAATTATTTCTTATTGAAATAAAAAAGTCAAGGTTCCTTTCCTAAGCATATAATTAAAATAACTGATGTATGCATTATAAAACATACAAAAGTGGCCTAAACAAAATTAGAAGAAAGCAATAGTGCCCAAAACTTGAGCTCTACGATCTTCAAAATCTTTTTGAATAGGTTCTTTAGTATTCAAAAATGGATACCTTAGCTTAAATTCTTTAATAAGCTTAGGAACATATTGATCATACACTTCCCTAGGATGAAGAGAGAATTCCTTTATAGCTGTAATAACATTATCAGCTACAATACGCTCCTTATTCTGAGTAGTGGTCCAATCAACCATTCTTCTAATAGAAGTTATGCGCAACGGCGCAATATACAAATTTTCTCGCGAATCAAAATCAAAGCGTCTTTTAAGAAATTCAATTTCACTTAAATGTCTCAAGGCGACTTGTTCACCGGACTTCACTTCATTCGTATACACCATGCCTAATTCTAAAGAATACTTAGAACAAACAATATCATTAAACAAATCCTTATATTCTTCCGTAACAGAAGCTGCAATATCATCTCCTTGTGCTATAGCATAAACATTCTCACGATATAACACTAAAGCATTGCTAACTGAAGTATTTCTACTATCATATAAAGATCTACACCAATTATACCTTGCTATGATATGATTATATATAGTGTTAATAATAATAGTGAAAGGATGACCACTAGGCAATCCGCTAAACCATTCATAAATAACACCATCTATAATATGCTTTGAATTGTACACTTCCATCCAAAAAATAGAACGTACTTTAGCATTCTCGGGTCCATCATCATACCAACGATTAATTTCATCGAGAATCATCAAATGTATGACAGGTTTTTGACTACCATCATACTTTTCAAAATCGCCAGCTAAAATATTATTTATATGCTTGGCAATTAATCTCATAGCAATAGTATTCCATTCTGAAGAATAAGCATTAACTCCAATAGCAGAACCATTGGAAATTCTATTCTTCATATACCATAAAGCGAAAGCACCAAAATATTGCCTAAAAGCAATAAGATAAGTAATTTCACAACCAGAAAACAAACGAGTAGAACCAGATAAAACTTTTGCATCTTCTCTAAGTTCTTCCTTCAAATTGTCAACACTAACATGAAACATGCGAATATTATTCTTCGCTTTTTCAATAATAGTGTTAACACGTTTATAAATATCCTCATAAGCAACTTCCCATTCAGGAGTATCTTGATCGTATTTAAACAATTCCTTCTTAATATCCTTAACTCCAACACAACTCCAAGGCCAACCAGAGGAAGATGAAGATTTTATAGAGCAAAATCAACATCATATTCCAATCCATAAATAGCTTCATAAGTAGTATAAATAACACGATTGACATTATACACCTCAGCCCAATCACAAAAATCGAAATAATCTTTACAACATTTACGAACTAAAACATGATCAAACAAAATATCGGGTTTACAATATTTCATTTGAGCATTCAACAAGGGATCTATTAAAGTTCCCTCTTGCATAAAAGGTGCTAAAGCCGCTGGACTAAGACCATTAGGCCCTAAACAATTATACAAACGAGTGGGAACAATACTAGTTTCCAAGTTTCGAGATTTAACTAACTCAGTTCTACCTAAAATTTCAAAACGAACAGGACGCTCAAAATCACTGGATTGAGGAACTAACAAGTTAGGTTCCTCACTAACTACTTGAGGCTCAAATAGTTCCAGATCCTCAAGAATCTCTTCTTGAGTAACTACAGCAGAAAAACCACTGCCATAATGAGTATGACCAGCTACATGAATACCAAAAATCTTCTCATACTGTGAAGAATTAAGAACTCCCATCAAAGAACCACAATCGCCAGGTTTAGTAGGCAACTCATAACTATAAAGTTCTTCAACTGTATAAGGTACACCAACATGCTCTTCAGTAAATCCAATAGGATCTCCAAAAGCTGAACCCCTACCAAAATAGAAACCTTGAGTGTTGGTAACATTAGCCAACACAATTTCTAAATTAACTTGATTCAAAGGTATTTGCTCTCTACGACAAAAGTGTTTAACAATATTCTTACGTTCAGGCATATGTTTCGGAAATTCAACCAAAATCATATCTTTACGCATCAAAACACCTGCTCTACAACCTTCCATTATATCCTTAATAGTAAATAAAAGCCCTGGATCATTCTTATCATTACCATGACTTAAACGAATGGGACGATCCAATCTAGAAGGATCTCGCTGTATACCATTAAAGATATTCTCCAAAAAATGATAATTCATAATCGCAATACGTCCTGTTAAAAATGTAACAGAACCATTGGTATTCCAATTACCCAAATCAGTAAGTGTTTGGAACTTAAAACAATTACGACGAACAATAGACTCAATCAAAGCCAGACCAGAAGTATCCTCACCAAATTGAGGTTGAATATTTGCTATATAAGCTTGCATTGCTTTAGGATCGCGTACAAACTTATTAGACTTTTGAGCTCGCATCTTTTGACTATAGCCAAAAGATTGAGGTGCTGGCTTACCAGTCCACCAATTATAGATCCATTTAACAAAAACAGTGAATAAGCCACAATTAACCACAAAAGTCAGCAAACTAATTAAAGTAGAAGCATTTGCAATCAAAAAAGATTTAACAGTCTTCCAAGAAGGTACAAGATCCAAAAACATATTTACATATTTTAAAACACTCTCCTTAACACGAATATGTAATTTCTTTTTGACAACAGGTATAAACTGATTAGATTGGTATTCCTTACGTCTAAGAATATCGACTACCAATTGATGATAACCTATATTATCAAGCAACACATCAATAATATCATCAGAATGAGAAAAAAATCTGTCTACAGAAACTAAATCAAATAGTTTCTGAGCATAAGAGGTA